AATTCTGCATGGACATCCACCCACGTTTTGCATCACCAAACAACGCCGTTGCTGGCAGTTGTAGCTGGTAAATGTTTTGTAAGTCGTCTTCAAATACAACAGCTAACCGCTGTGAAAACTTACACGCCCTAGAGTTTCCTTGTCCCGAACCTTTTACGTTCTGGATGCAATCAAAGCATCTAGGGGCTTGTCTATCCGTAACATTAGGATCTGGCTGGCGTGTCGTAGAAGACCAACATATAGGTGCATTAGTAGAGTACTCAGCGTACACCTGCTTGTAATACATCCGTGCAATTGAAGCAGCATCTACGATAATTACATCAATCGTGTCTTGATCTAAAACAGCCTCACCATCTGGAGTTACCTTACGGAACTCCCCCCCTCTGATACTGATTTTCCTCAAAAGTCCTCGTCCGCATCAAAGTTTTCTAGGACTTCTTCCATCATGGCTGCGTCACCAGCCATCTCTGACTCAAGCTCTTTCTGCAATAATGCTTCCACTACTGCATCCAGTTTGAATCTGTAAGTCTTACCAATCTTAACGTATGTGTTTTTTGGGATCTCCTTCTGTCGAACCCAAGCACGAGCAGTGCTGACACTAACATTAAAATGTTTAGCCACATCTTCTATACCAACGAACTCACTCATTTTGTCTTCCTAATAGTAACTTGGAACTCGCTATCCGCATTGAGTCCTTTCGGAACCAACTCTGGATTCTCTTCTAAAAACTGTGACACAGAAGATTGGTGCAGACGCTTTTCAAGCAGTTCTGGAACTTGATGTTCAAGAACAAACTCATGTAACGCCCCCCAATCGTCAGTCCAGTAACGAGTTCTAACTGTCCTATAGAACGTACCAGATTCAGTCTTTACACTTTTAAGATCGTTCTCTTTCAAGTGCATCAAGAGTTCTTCTTTTACTAGATCTTGCTGCTTTCGCAGTGCAACATCTTTCGTATCAAAACTCTCTTTGAGTCTGCTACGTTCAGCCTTAATCTTTAGAAAGGTGCTCACACACCGATCCAAGTGTCCTTGTTTTTCCACGCAATCACTCCTAGTGATGAACCATTAAATATAATGGTAAACTACACGCTAATCAAGTAGTTCGTTGTATAAATCTATGATTTTTGTGTGTACGTTAATTCTATTATCTAATAATGCGTACATTTTCTTCTCTACAGGCGAACCTTGTAGTTGTACGACAGTGCATTTGTGGTCCTGACCAGATCTATGCACACGAGCGTTTGCTTGTGCGTAAGTTTCTAAAGAACTTACCGGACCCCACCAGACCACCGTATTAGCAGCGGTTAGCGTTATACCGTGTGCTGCTGCTTGTGGTTGAATGACTAACACTTGTGGGGCTGCTGTTGTCTGAAACGCTTTGAATATTTCGGTGCGTTTGTTTGCACTCACATCACCACGAATCATCTCTGTGGGTATGTTTTCTTTTCTTAGTTTGTTTACCAGAATATCTATCGTGTGTTTGAACGGCACAAACACTAGAACTTTCTTACTTGATTCGTCTATTACCTCGCGTAAGACCTTGTATCGATACTTAATATCAAACTCAAGGGACTCACCATCGTCGGTGTAGACTGCACCAGAACTTATTTGTAGGAGCTTGTTCATATTCACGGCTGCGTTAACAGATGTTATCTGCTCCCCGCTTGCTTGAACGATCATCTTATCTCTAAGTTCTTTATAGTATTTCTTTTGCTGTCGGGTAAGTTCGACCTCACGTTTGGTGTAGATCATATCTGGCAGATCCAGACACTCATCTTTTGTAAAACGTATGGCTGGCTGTAACACTTTAAATACTTTATCAGTAGCGTCATCCTTGGGAATCCACTTGAAGTTGGTAATCTTCAACATTACCTGATCCCTAAACGACCCGAAGAACTTAGGAACTGCACTTGGGTTTATAATCCTAGCCAGCCCATACGCATCGAGTGGGCTTTGTGCAGCGGGTGTACCCGTCATCATCCACACCCATGTGTGCGGTTGTATTAGTTTATTAAGTGTCTTCCACCGATTAGTCTGCACATTCTTGTAGTGTGTGGCTTCGTCAACAATAATCAGATCAAAACCACCGTTAGCAATATCGTCAGCAACTATCTCGACACCATCGTAGTTGATGATTACGAAGTCCACATCGCTGTTTATGATCTCTTTTCGTTTCTTGGCTGAACCGTATGCTATATCGACGGTGCGGTGCATAGCGAATGTGAAGAGATCTTCTCGCCATGCCGAGTCCATGATAGATAAGGGACAGATCACTAACGCACGGCGTATGTAGTTGTTCTTCATTAAGTAATCAGCGGCCCATATTGCACTGGCTGTTTTGCCTGTACCCTGCTCGTTGAAGCAGAAAGCCCTTTTGTTCATGGTGAAGAACTCAGAAGTTGTCTTCTGATGGCTCATGGGTGAGTGTTTTCCTGTCCAATCGTATCGTGTACGTATCGGAGAAGGTGCTTTTATATTTAAATTTTTAAGGACATGGGTCTCTTCAAGCCCCCAGTTGACGAGCACTTTGTTGGCTGTTAAAGATTTGCTCTTAGGGATAATACTAGTAACCTTCCGGGGGTCACGTAGCGTGAGCAGCAATGCTTTGTTTTCTATGACTTTCATAACCAGACAAACTCCACGTTCTTGTTTTTAAGATCGCGTTTGATTCTGGCTATATCGATGTCGTGTAGTTCTTTTACTTCCTTATCGCACATCTCCGATGCGATAAACAGTTCAAACATATAGTTCACGAAATCTAACTCATCATCGAAGTCAGATAGTTTCTTTATGTCCACTTGTTCTCCTAAACAATGCCAGCTTCGACCCCACCGCTGGCGAGTGGTTCTTAGGAAGGAGGAGTACTTCCCACCTCGGTCTATAGACTCAGTGACTGTCAATTTGTAAGGGGACACCACTGAGCCTAATTCTATTTACCGTTCCTACTCCTGTTTTTACTAGGACTTTCTAATCTGTAACCGTCCTTGTTTGAGCCACCTCTACTTAACATCTTATTGTGGCTTACATCTTTACCCTTTCTGTTTACTTTCTTTTTATCTAACGCTCGTCTAGCACGTTGGCGTTCCATACGATTCTTGTGCTCACCTCTAGCTTTCTGCTGTTGGTATTCTTTTTTATAGTTGCGTTGTCTTCTACGCATCACCTTCTCCCGTTATGGGGGCATTCCATGACCTGACACCACTGCCTACATAATCCGCTAGGCTTGGGGTTCCACACATCTACTTTATATGCAGTCTCCATCGTTTGAAAGTTATCCATCCACTTATCCCACAACGTGTCTGCTTCGTATTGTTCGTATGTGCTTCTTACTAAATCTTCACACACTACAAACAGTAGTCCCGCTCGAACCGTACCTACGTTAGGGAAGTGTTTGAATGTAGCCATAGCCATCAACTCTAACTGTCCCTTATCTGCATATCGTGAAGACTTGCCAGTTTTGTAGTCCACCACATAAGCTATACCCTGATCCTGATTTAATATAATCAGGTCTGCTATACCTCTCCACCATACGTTGTCCTCGTAAAACCCGCATGGCTCTAAATCTTCTGTGAGACCCATTCTGTATTCACAAAGCTTGTCGCCTCTCTTTCTTTTGAGAGCGTCCAGTGAGTCCTTTGCATATAAAAATCTTTTAGGTAGTTCTTCGCCATCTCGTATATATTTTTCTGCTGCCTTGTGAAACTGATCTCCATACCGTATCGCTTCGGTCATCTTGAAAGGATACTGCTTGATAACTTTCTCGTGGTAGAACTGCTTTGGGCATTGCTGAAATGCCTTTATCTTACTGAACGACCACGGTGCAGCACTCAACTACTCACAATCTCCATATGCCTTACCCACGCCTGACTCACAATCGAGGGGTAAGCCTTCAGCCCAAGTAGGTACAGTACGCATACACTTCTCAATATACGTCCTTGCTTCTTGTGCTTCATCTTCTCTAACACACACCACCAGTGAGTCATGTACTGTTAATACTACCTTATACTTGGCAGATATGCGTAACATTTGCTCTCCAATTATACATCTTGACACTGCCTGACACGCATTCTCTACAAACTTGCCACCGTATATCTTGGTTCGGCCCTTTCTAGTCTTATATGTATACTGATAGCCACGCTCACTGTTCTCCCCACGCAGATCCTCATAACGCATAAGTAATCCAGAGGGCAGGGATACCGCCGACTGTTTTGCCAACGAGCGTATTACGTCATGACGACCCACCCTAGTTGACACCTTATTGGCTAAATTTTTAATCATAAACTGTGAGTCTCTCCACAGCCTGCTGATATTGCCGTTAGACTTACGGTATATATCTATGATCCGTCTGGCTTCTTCCAGATCAATGTCCACCCCAAACGTCTTCAACTGCGCTTGGAACTTCACAGACCCCATGCCATACCCAGCACCGAGTATGGTTGTCTTACCAACGAACCGCTGATCTTTACTTATCTGATCCTCTGGCAGGTTGTAGATACGCGATGCCATCTTGACGTATACATCTTCTTTGTTAGCAAAGTCTTCTACAAGATCTTCCTGACCAGCCAGCCATGCCAACACTCTTGCTTCAATCTGCGATGAGTCACAGTCAATCAAAACACAGTCGTTGGGAGCTAGTATACTTCTCTTTAAATATTTACCATCAGGACCGCGACTCGGTAGGTTCTGCAAGTTGATCTTGTCTGACCCACCCCATCTGCCTGTATGCGCTGCATAGTACCTAAGCGGAATCGGCAGATTCCCTCGTTTTGCTATGTCGATAAATCGTTGGGTGCGTGTCTCTTCTAACGTGCTTTTATTGCCAAGTCTAGCTGCTACAAGGTTCTGAACATCTTGGTTCCAATGTTCCTGTAACTGTTTAAAGCCTTCGTCCGTCTTAGCAAAGGCATATGTTTCTTTGCCTGTCGTAGGGCTTATCTTCATTGGCGGAGATACATTATTATCCCTGAGCAGACCAGCAAACTTGTCGTTAGACATAAGATCTTTTTTATCTTCTATGCCTGCATTGATCAGAAGCTCATCTTTTCGATCACGTATATTTATAAGATGTTCTTCTAGCAACGGCGTATCCAGATCAAGAACCGGCTC